TTGTTGGGATTCGGTCAGCGTCTAAACAACTGTATTGCCCTGAGCGTGGCACGGTATACCGCGCACTCTCTGCCGATGCGTCTACTAACGTCGGTAGTTCCCCAATCTTTGCGGTCCACGACGAACTCGGGCAAGTGAAAGGGCCGCGGTCTGCGTTGTACTCGGCAGTTGAAACCGGCATGGGCGCGCATGATGAACCATTATCCATCATAATTTCGACCCAAGCCGTCACTGACAACGATTTGTTTCGATTCTCATTGACGATGCCCTAGCCGGCCACGATCCTCGGGTGGTTGTCAGCCTGTATACCGCGCCGATGGAGGACGAACCTTTCTTAGTGAAAACCATTAAGAAAGCTAATCCCGCTTACGGTGACTTTCTTAATTCTGAGGAGGTCAAGAAAAGCGCCAAAGACGCCAAGCGTATGCCGTCGATGGAAGCGGAGTATCGCAACTTTATTCTTAACCAGCGTGTCGAGGCCAATAACCCGTTTGTAACGCCGACACTGTGGCAGCGTAACGGTGGCATACCGTTAGATGACTGGGGCGATGCGGTGGTTTATGGCGGGCTGGATTTATCGACGACCAACGACCTGACGGCACTGGTTCTGATGGCCTACATAGGCGGCGCCTGGCAGGTGCATTGTCGGTTTTGGCTGCCTGAGAATGGCCTGGTCGATAAATCAAGAACCGACCGGGTGCCGTATGACCTTTGGCACAAACAGGGGCATTTGTCCGCAACGCCCGGTAGTGCGGTAGAATACTCGTATATTGCGCAAGAGATGGCGCAGATATTTGAACGCTACAATGTGGCAAAGATTGCATTTGACCGCTGGAACTGGAAGAACCTGCGTTCCTGGCTGTCTGAGTCTGGTTTTAGTGATTACGACCTTGAGCACAAATTCGAGTCATTTGGTCAGGGTTATGGTTCCATGAGTCCTGCGTTGCGTGAACTCGAGGCGTTATTGCTTGAGGGTAAGGTGCGGCACGGTATGCACCCCGTATTGACGATGTGCGCGCAAAATGCCGTTGTGCAGATGGACCCGGCGGGCAATCGCAAGCTGGCGAAAGACAAGTCGAGCGGTCGCATTGATGGCATGGTCGCAATGGCAATGGCGGCTGGCGTAACCAGTAATGCCCCGCTTGAGTATGTAACCGGGAGCCTGTTAAGCATATGAAATTGAACTTCTGGCGCAAAGATAACCAGCCCCCGGTCGCGTTTAAGGCGGCCCAGTGGGAGGACACGTTACGGCGTTTGATCCTGTCGCAAGAGGGCAATCTTGGCAGCATGGTCAGCCCGCAGAACTGTATGCAGTCGCCGACCGTTCATGCCATTGTGACGGCGGTTTCTCGGCGTATGTCGGTGACGCCGGTACACGTCTATCAGAAAACCACGACCAACGGCAGAGACAGCAAGGAGCCATTGCCGAACCACTCGGTAGCCAGGCTGCTTAAGATGCCGAACAAGTGGCAATGCAGTCAGGACTTTTTCGGCGATGCGGCGAGTGCGTATCTGCGCTTTGGTAACTTCTACGCTTACAAGAGCCGCGCCGCCGCTGGTCCAATTCGTGAACTGTTGCCGCTCAACCCTGCCGAGGTTATCCCTGAGCAGGACGAGAAAACGTGGGACGTAACCTATCGCATTGACGGCGAGATGGTATCGCCTGACCGCATTTTCCATGCTCGAGGGCCGGCGCGGAACTTTCTTGAGGGTGACAGCCCCGTCAATGACGTATCCACCGCGATTGCACTGGAGATATTGTCCGAGCGGTTTGGCGCAAACTTCTTTAAGAACGGCGCGATTCCGCTGCTTATCTTCTCGTTCCTTGAGGGGTCCGCGGGGTTCCAGACGGTCGAACAGGAAAAGGCGTTTCTGCAACAGCTCAAAGAAACGCTGGGTGGCTCGAAACAGTTGTCGTCCATGTTGCTGCCGAAAGGTATGGCGCCGCCGAACGGCGTGAACATCAAGCACGATGAGGCGCAGTTCCTTGAGACGCGCAAGCTGCAGCGGACGATCATTGCCGGCGCTTTTGGCGTACCGCCGCACCTTGTCGGCTCTCTTGAGGACGCGCATTACAACAACGTCGAGCAGCAAGATAAGGACTTCACGCAGAACGTGATTCTGCCGGTTGCGCGGGCGTTTGAGTCGGCAATGGAGCGTGACTTGCTAACGCCGGCAGACAGGAATAGTGGTATTTGTATTCGCTTTAACCTGGATAGCGTTATGCGCGCATCATTCAAGGACAGGCAGGAAGGGTTACAGATACAGCGTAGCAATGGCATAATTAGTGCTAACGAGTGGCGTGAGATTGAAGGTCTCAATCCGCGCGACGATGAAGAAGGCGACGATTACCTGCACCCGGGTAATATGGTCGTTGATGGCGAGGAACCAAATGACCCCGAACCTGACAGTCAGTTTACAAATCAAGAGCCTGAATGACCGCGAGTTTGAGGGTCACGGTTCTGTTTTCGGCAACGAGGACTTGGGCGGCGATATCGTCGTTCCTGGCGCGTTCGCCAAGTCGCTGAGGGAACATTCCCGGGCTGGTAGTCTGCCGCAGATGTTCTGGATGCACGACGCTTCTCGGGTCTGTGGTAAATGGACAGAGATGCGCGAGGATGACCGCGGACTGTTTGTTAAAGGTGTTCTCGCGCCGACCCCATTGGGGGACGAGATTCGCACGTTGCTGAAGATGGACGCTGTAAAGGGTTTGTCGATTGGTTACGTTGAACGTGAGGCAGATTACGACCAGCAAGGCCGCCGGCTTATCAAGGATGCCGAGCTCTGGGAGGTCTCTGTGGTATCATTGCCCATGAACCCGCTGGCACAAGTTGCCCATGCTAAGTCGAGATTGTCTAAGCAGGGCGAATATGTGCCAACGGCGAAAGAATTTGAACGCACCTTGCGCGAGGCCGGGTGCTCAAGGAAAGTCGCTAAAGACATTCTGCACAAGCTGTACGAGTCCAGCGAGAAGCTAGACACAGCCGACGAGACTCCGGAACTCGATGACGATGCAGAGGCGCTTGCGGCTATTGAAGCACTGAAATCGGACCTGCTTGACAGGCAGGTGAAACGCATTTTGCAAAGGTAACAGTTATGAGTAACCCACTGACGACCGCTGTCGAGGAGCTAAATCAGCTTATCGCCGACGAGCGGAAGATGAATGACGAGCGCATTGACGCGATTGAGAAGGGCAATGACGCCCGCGCAAAAGACCTGGACTCCCAGCTCGAGCGCGTGGCGGCAGATATTGCCGAAGCCCAGAAGAAGCGCAAAGAGGAGGAGCGTAAGTTTTCGCTGCTTTCCGAGCGCGTTGAAATTCTGGAAGCCGTTAACGACCGTCCGGGCAAGTCTGTCGAGAAAAAGGCAGCCGAAGCTCACAAGGACGCGTTCCTTGATGCGTTCCGCAGCAAGTTCCAGGACAGCGAAAAGAACGCTGCCATGCAGGCTGCATATCGCAAGCACCGTGAAACCAAGACGGTGCAGATCGGTGATGACGCGCTTGGCGGCCACGGTGTTCCCGAGGAAATCTCGCGGGCTATCGAGGAGCTGATGCTGCGCCGGTCGGACATTCTCGAGGTTATGGACCTCAAGACGGTTGGTTCTTCGGACTACAAGGAGCTGATTTCGATTAACAGCACCACGTCCGCATGGGCCGCCGAGCTTGGCACCCGTAGCCAGCAGACCGACCCGAACCTGCGTCAGATCGCGCCGACGATGGGCGAGCTGTATACGTATTTGTTCGCGTCTAGCGAAGCTCTCGAGGACGTGTTTTTCGACGTTGAAGGCTGGCTGATTGCGACGGCTGCTGAGAGTGCTGCGAAAGCCCTTGACGCTGCTGTCTGGTCAGGTGACGGCTCCTCAAAGCCGACGGGAATGACGAACACGGCCCCGGTATCGACGGCAGATACGGCATCGCCGATGCGCGCTGCTGCGGCTTACCAGTACATCCCGACCGACTCGGCCTCGCCGCAGGCGCTGGGTGCAGACGATGTTATCGACCTGGTATACGCGCTTAACCGCACGTATCGCCCGGACGCTCGCTTCGGTTGCAACCAGGTCACGCAGGCTGCGCTTCGTAAGCTGAAATCGGCATATGGCGATTACTACTGGCAGCCGTCGCTGCAGATGGGTCAGCCCGACATGCTGCTTGGCTATCCGGTGTTTACCTACGAGGATATGGCAGACGCAACCACGGCAGATGGCATCTACCTCGGCTTTGGTGACTGGAATCGTGCTTACACGCTGACGACCCGCAGGGGCGTTCGCATCACGACGGACGACAACATCACGACGCCCGGAACAATTAAGTTCTACATCCGGCAGCGTTTCGGTGGAATCCCG